CAGCGCCAACCATGGACGACTGGATCAACCAGATCCGCGACCTGGTCGACCAGGCCGAGAGCCTGGAAGATATCCGCAACGGTCTGCTGGCCCTGGCGCCAGACATGGACATCGACCAATACGCCGCGCTGCTGTCCGAAGCGTTGACGGCGGCCGGGCTCGCCGGGCGCGCCGACATCTTGGATCAGGCCGCCCGTGGATAACCCGATCCAGCACGGCCCCGTCCGTAATAGCCCCGCCCTGAAAGTTGGGCGCCTGCCCTTTGCCGAGCAGATCGCCTATTTTCGTCGCAAGGTGCCGCTGCCGTCCGAGTCCTGGACGCAGTTGTACACGGCTGGCCATGACCATGGGTTTGTCATCGCCGGGGCCACCCGCGAAGCGCTGGTGCAGGATTTCTTTGAGTCCGTGGACACGGCCATTTCCGAGGGCAGGTCGCTGGAATCGTTCCGCCGGGACTTCGACCGTATCGTCACCGCGCACGGCTGGGACTACAACGGCTCGCGCAACTGGCGCAGCCGCGTCATCTACGACACCAACCTGTTCGGCAGCTTTTCGGCCGGCCGCCGCGATCAACTGTTGAGCATGACCCGCACGCATCCGTACTGGATGTACGTGCATTCCGACGCGGTCAAGCACCCCCGGCCGGAACACCAGGCGCTCGACGGCCTGGTGCTGCGCTGGGATGACCCGTTTTGGGCCACCTTCTTTCCGCCCAACGGCTGGGGTTGCCAGTGCAGTATCCGCGCGCTGACCGAGCGCCAGTTGCGCGCCATGGGCAAGGATGGCCCGGACCAGGCCCCCGACATTCCCATACGCGAGGTGGTCATCGGCCAGCGTGGCCCCACGCCGCGCACCGTGCGCGTACCCGAGGGGATTGATCCGGGGTTTGAGTACGCGCCAGGTGCGACCGTGCCGCAAGGCGCGCTCGGCCGGCGGGCCGTGCAAGCGCAGCAAGCGGCGCCCGACCTGACGCAATCGCGGTGGCGGCCTGTGCTGCCTGGCTCGCCAGCGACCGCCGGCCGGCCGGAGATTGTTCCCATGGCGTCCGCGCCGGCATTGCCCGGTCCCGCTGTGGACGCCGCAGCGCCCTGGGCCGACCAGGTCGCGCAGGTCCTGGGCGGCCCGGCGCGCCTGGTGCAGGCACACGGCATCCCCGTTGCCCTGGCGGCCCAGGCCCTGGCCGCGCAGCTGGCCAGGCAGGCCGAGCCGCTGCCGCTGCTGGCCATGCTGGTCGACCTGCTGACACGGCCCTGGGAGATCTGGCAGAACCTGTTCCGCGACCGCGAAACCGGCGCCTACGTGCTGCGCACGCATTTCGTCAAGGGCTACCGACAGGCAGATGGCACCGAGATGGCGCTGGTCGCGCAGGTTGGCGCGGGCTACCTGGAGTCCTGGGCGCGCATGCCGGCCGACCAGGCGGGCGCGCTGGCGCGGGTGCGCCAGGGCAACCTCTGGTATGGCACGGCTGGCCAGACGCCCGATCAGGCGGCCAGGTAGCGGCAGGCAGAGGGAAACGCGCATGCTCGTCGTAGAAATCAACGATGCCAAATTTGCCCAGGCCATGGCGCGCCTGGCCGAGCTGGCCCGCGACGTGACGCCGGCCTTGCGCGGCATCGGCGAGTACCTGGCCAATTCCAGCCGCGACCGCTTCAAGACCCAGACGGCCCCGGACGGCAGCACCTGGGCGCCGCTATCGACCTGGTACGAGAAGACCAAGCCGGTCAACCAGGACAAGATCCTGACGTTGCATGGCTACCTCTGCAACACCATCCATTGGCAGGTATTTCCTGATTCGGTACTGGTGGGCAGCAACCTGGAGTACGCGGCGATTCACCAGTTCGGCGGCGTTATCCGGCCCAAGCGGGCCAAGGCACTGAAGGTTGGTGGGCGTCCGGTCAGCCAAGTTCGGATTCCGGCACGGGCATACCTAGGGATTTCTGCCGAGGATGCGGCTGGCTGCGAGGGTGTTGTGATGGACTACCTGGCAAGCGGTATCAAGGGGGATACTCCCCCATGACGACAACGGATAGGACTAAATCACCCGTTTTTCGCAAAACAGGCCCGTGGTGCGCTTTTTGGTGGGAGGGGTGCGGCATCGGTACCAATTCGCCGCCAGCCCCCCGTTAACCCCCCGTTAAAACCGCTCCAATCGGCATTGACGTGCGCGGGCCTGCCTTCGTTTTGCGCCAAACACGCCGTTTCGGGGTTCTTAGGCTCCCGGCTGGCACCGAATCTCCTACCGGGTAGGGGCTGAAGCCTTTCATCTGATCGGGACCGACGCCGCTCGCCACCATGGCGGTCATGGCTACGACCCGCTCCGTCCCTTCCCGCAAAGCATTGCCACGAGCCAGCGCCGCGCCCAGGGTGGCCGCCCTGAGCGTAGCGGCCCTTAGTGTGGCGCTGCCTGCCGGCGAGGACGAAATCCAGCTTTTCCCGGCTGGCAACTTCCGCGCTGTGGATGGCCGCCCCACGGATGTGGACACCTGGCGCATGGACGGCGATATCGCCCGCGCCCTGATCGACGGCTTTAACGCCCGCCGTCGCCGCCTGGTCATCGACTACGAACACGCGACGCTCACCGCCAAGGTCACCGGCCAGCCCGCGCCCGCCTCGGGCTGGATCAAGTCGCTGGATTGGCGCGAAGGCCAGGGCCTGTATGCCCAGGTCAACTGGACAAAGCGCGCCAAGGGCCACATCGACGGCGATGAATACCGCTACATCTCGCCCGTTTTCACCTACGACAAGCAAGGCCGGCCCCAGGCCCTACTGCACGCGGCGCTGACCAACGATCCCGCGCTCGACGACCTGGATGCCGTCTGCCTGGCCGTGGCCAGCGCCATGGGCCTGGCCTCCAGCCAGGCCCGGCCTGGTTCCCCGCTTTCCCTCACCTCACCCCCCAAGGAAAACCCCATGGATCAACTGCTTAAGGCGTGCCTGGCGCACCTGGGCTTGCCCGAAGACGCGACCGAGGAACAGGCCCTGGCCAAGTTCAACGAACACACCGCCAAGGCCCGCCAGGACGCCGACCAGGTCGCCGCCCTGACCGCCCAAGTGCGGACCAAGGACCAGGAAGTGGCCGCGCTCAAATCCAACGCCGCCAGCGCCGGCACCCCCGACCCGGCTAAGTACGTTCCCATCGCTGCCATCTCCGACATGCAGGCGCAGCTCGTGGCGCTGACCCAGGACAACCGCAAGCGCGACGTCGACGAGCTGGTCACGGCCGCCCTGTCCGCCAACAAGCTCATCCCGTCCATGAAGGGATGGGCCACCGAGCTGGGCATGAAAGACCTGGACCAGCTCAAGGCGTACCTGGAAAGCGCCCCGGCCATCGCCGCGCTGTCTGGCACACAGACCGGCGGACGTGCGCCCGACGGCGACGGCTCGCAGTTGAGCGACACCGAGATGGCCGTCTGCACGTCGATGGGCCTGGACCCCAAGCAATTTAAGGCGTCCCGGGCCTGACCCGCTGCCCTGGCCATCTTTCAGTAAGCCCCCATCAGCAAGGAACCCCCAATGGCATCCACCTCTGACCGCCACACCCTACGCCGCGACGGCGTCGGCTTTGTCCTGCCGGTTGCCGCGGCCGTGCGCCTCTTTGCCGGCCGCATGGTCGGCCTGAACGCCAACGGCTATGCCGTCTCCGGCGACAGCACCGCCGCCGTCGCCATCGTCGGCATCGCACAAGAACAGGTCGACAACCGCGACGGCGCGGACGGCGACGTGTCCATCGAAACCCGGCGCGGCATGTTCCACCTCAAGGCAGGCGCGGCCGGCATCACTCGCGCCGCCTACGGCAAGCCCGTCAAGGCGGCCGACGACGAATCGGTCGTGCTGGTCAGCGCCGACGCGGCCGCCATCGTCGCCGGCATCGTGCGCGACGTGGACGCCACCGGCGTCTGGGTCGAATTCTGACCACGCCCAGGCCGCCCCTTCAATTCACACTCGGAGACATCCATGATTCTCAACCGCGCGAACCTGTCCGTCCTGTTCCAGGGCTACAAGCTCGCATTCCAACAGGCGTTTGACGGCGCACCTTCGTACTGGCAGCAGATCGCCACGCTGGTCCCCTCCAACACCAGCGAGGAAGCCTATCCCTGGCTCGGCCAAACCACGCAGTTCCGCGAGTGGATCGGCGAACGGGTCTATCAAAGCCTCAAGTTGCACGGCTACCGCATCAAGAACAAGACCTTTGAGAACACGATTTCCGTACCGCGCGACGCCATCGAGGACGATCAGTACGGGGTGTATTCGCCGATGATCAGGCAACTCGGCCAGGACTCCAAGGAGCATCCGGACCTGCTGATCTTCAAGTTGCTCCAGGAAGGTTTCGCCACGCCTTGCTATGACGGCCAGTATTTTTTCGACACCGATCATCCCGTCGGCATGGACGGCAGCGTTCAATCCGTCAGCAACTTCCAAGGCGGCAGCGGTCGCCCGTGGTTCCTGCTGGACACCAGCCGCCACATCAAGCCGCTGATTCTGCAAAAGCGCCGCGAATACAACCTGGTCTCCCGAACCAACCCCGAGACGGACGAGAAGTGCTTCGACTTCAACGAATTCGTCTATGGCGTGGATGGCCGCCTTAACGTCGGTTTCGGTCTCTGGCAACTGGCATTCGCCAGCCGAGAAGCGCTCGATAGCGCGTCGTTCAACGACGTGTACGCCCAGATGTCGGCGTTCAAGGGTGACAGCGGCAAGCCGCTGGGCATTCGCCCCAAACTGCTGCTGG